TCACCGGCTCGCTACCTCGTGTAGATGGTAATGATGCTGTCAAGCAAGGAGCGTAATCTTGAGCGAGTCCCACAGGTTTCACACACCTGTGGATAACACCTGTGGATAACTTAATCATTGGCTTAGCTCAGCAATTCGAGCATCATCAACAATCTTAATGCCAAATGTGCCACATCCCATGCATTGAGCAAACCATTCATGCTCTGTTAATTCAGCACCTTTCTTTAAACCAAAGCGTTGCTTGGGCTTTCCGTAAAGCTTTTTGCATATTGCGCAATCAAATTGCAGGATGTGCATAATTGCTCCTTATCAATGTTTCAATGGGTTGCAGATTAACCTGTGGCACAGTCCAATTGTTTTGGCTGGTGTTTTTGTATCGCGGCTTCTTGGCCACAGCTACCGGCATCCAGCCCACAATGTGCATCTTTGGTGTGTTGCCTACGACTAACACCGCAATGTCACGATCTTCTCTATCGCTTTCCTGAATCCACAAATTGCTGTTGGGATTGGCTGACCATTTGACCTCGATGTGTTCGCCCACATCAGCCTTGGATTTATCCCATGTGATGCCAGGTTGATAGTCATAACCTAATCGCTTGGCCACAACCATCTCAGCGAGCATTGACTCACCCATTTGTGCCACATACTCAAACCATGAAAGGTTTTTGACTATGCGTGAGCTGTGGTCGGCTGACCTGTCATGGCAATGTGATATGGCTGCAATCATGCATTGCACCTCCTCAATGCGATCTATCATCGGCAATCTCCACAAAACCAAATGATTTTCTCTGTGCGGTCATAACCTTTTTGGTAGCCAAATTCATCAAATTTGACCAGCCGTGAGCATTTGTCGCATTGCTCCACTTTGTATTCAGCGACAATCTCGCCATTTTCCATCAGCTTGCAGGTCATTGTGCGTGGGTTAATTATCTCGACAAAATCGCTCATTTTACCGACATCCAAATCATTGCCATCAACAGCACAATTTCAACAATTAACAAGGTCACAATCACTCGTTTTTTTGTCATGGTCACACCTGCGGCTTAAAAGTGCCATCGCTAGTGAGCACATACCATTGAGGTTTGCATTGCTTTTCTTTTGCTTTCTCGCTGCAAAAGTAGCCAGCCCAAGCTTTAGGTGCATCGGGTTTGCTTTGATTCCATCGCATTGATCCATGTGAGCACATTGGCACGCCATTGACCGCCCATCCAGTTTCATCAGCTTCTTCGGCTTCTTCTCTGGTTTTATAGCTTGGAACATCACCATGCTTTGTTGTCCAGTAGTCATAGTCGGCAGCTGGTGTTTCGGTCTTAACCGATGCCATGACCTCTTTTGTGGCCTTTTCCGTGCCACCCATCACCAAAGCCATTACGCGCATCAAAGCTGAGGTGCAGGTATCTTCGACCATCCAACGCCTCATTTTTTCGCTGTAAGCTGCAAGAAATCCATGTGCATAATCAATGCCAGCAGGATCAATCTCTGTCTGATTGCGCCATGCTTTCGCTTGAACCAACACATAGCCTTTTTCGGCATTAAATTCAATGATGTGCGTTTCAAGCCTTCCTTGCGGATATGTGGCAATCCACCTGTCAGTACGCTCTTTGTTGCCTTCGTATGAATCCATGAACGCCATTAGCGCACCGCCTGACCTGATGCATGGCGGCCTACGGCCTTGCCTCGCTGATAGCCGTCTTTGTGGCCTTCTTTGTATCCAACCGCATAGCTGCAAATGGCCCATAAAATGCAGGCCACTAACATAAATATAAACAATCCAATTTCACCTGATGTCATTTTTTGCTCCCGTTTCTGGGAGCCGTGTCTTAGCTCCCAAATACAGAGTGACAGGCACAGCCGACATTTTCAAGAATCACGCTCAAATCATGGCGTGTCGTTACCGCTTAAACGCCGTTCAATAGTTTTTTCATATTCTGATTTTGGTTTGTCTTTTAGGCCATTTGATGCCAACACACCACCCAATGAACCGGTAAGAAAGATTGCCAAAGTCTTTAGCAAATCAATGAAAGCTGCATCATTAGGAGATTGGTTGCCAATTGGTTGAGTCACAAAAATCAAAGCGTAAGTAATGCCTAAAGTAACAACGAGAAACACAATGGCCAAAACCGAGCCAATTAGAAACATAAGCCGCGCTTTGATGTCCTCTTGGCTCAATCGTTCTTTATTTTTGGATGCCATCACCAATCACATCCTCGGTGCAGGTGCCAGTTACTTGGCATTGTGGTTTTTGACATTCCGGGTTTTTCCAATTCTCAAATTCTTGGCATGGATACCTGACCCATCCATCATAACCACACCCGGCAAGGCTTAGCGATAAACCTAAAGCTAAACCTGCCGCGCGTAGCTTCAAAATCACTTTCCAGTTGATCCAAATGCTTTGTCAGCTGGATTGAGCCAGCGCAAAATGACGGGCACAACAGCTGCCACGCCACCCATTGCTATTTGCTTCCAATCTCCACCAGCCATATAAACGGCCAATGCAGCTGCGATGTATGAGCGAGCCCATGATGCGGCAATTGCTTTTGCTTGATCCATTATTTTTCTCCTTTTGGTCGGTCGGGCAAATCACCCGAAAACGCGCCATAAGTTGGTCGGCCGTAACCGACAACAAATGACCTTGCTCCCAAAGTTCTAGATTTCACCATGACTTCGCCGCCATTGCGCTGATCCCCACCAGAGCTGGTGTTGCCTTCGATAGTAACAATCTGTTTCTCCGATGCCCGGATTACTAAACCAATGTGATTGATTGTAACCTTGTCATCAATGATAAAATCAAAAAACACAAAATCACCAATCTTTGGTGTTTCATGCCATTGCTTGTTTTTCTTAAACGCCTCAGCTCCGGCTTTGGTACTGACCACATTTGGCACTTTCACACCAGCTTGATCGGCGCACCAATTGAGAAATGACCCACACCATGGCAGCTTGTCGGCTTTCATGTGTTTTCCGTACTTTGTCTCATTGTTTCCAGTTTCAGCTACGCCAACCTCAGCGAGCGCAACCTGAATCAATCGAGGCAATGTGCCTTGTGCAAAATTAATCACTTGTTTCAACCCATGCAATTAGTGATTCATCCCAACTAAAACTTTTTTCACTTTCATTTGGGTATGCAATTGGAGGTTGCCAAAATGATTTATTTCTCAACCATGATTCATAAGGTTTTGGAGCAATAAAAATGTCTTCATCAGAATCGTAAGTATCACCAATTCCAGCGTATTTGCCTCGAATGTTGGCATGATAACTTGTCCGTTTGCACATTTGATTTTTAAAATTTGCATACCAAATTTCTGGGTCTAAACCTTCAATGGTTTCAGTTTCATCAATCCCAACAATTACTTCCACAACAATGTTGTTTTCATTTATGAACGCGTAATGTGCCATTATGCCCAACTCACATTTCCTGTGCCAGCAGTAATTGTTGTCACCTTAAAACCGCCAGACGGAGCTGCTGTTGATCCGGTTAAGCCAGCCCCAATTGTTATTGTGCCTGTGTCTGGATATTTCAAAAACACAATTCCTGATCCACCCGCACCGGCTAAAGCTGTATTAGGTAAATCAATTACACCGCCGCCACCGCCGCCGCCTGTATTTGCCGTTCCCGCACCGGCATTTGCACCGATTGTTCCGCCACCACCGCCGCCGCCAGAGCCAGCTGAACCGCCTGAACCGTCACCTCCACCGCCACCGCCGCCTGCGCGTGTTGTAGCCCCACCATTAATTGTTGAACTAACACCATTACCGCCAGCGGCTCCTGAATTTGATCCTGATACTGCACTTCCAACAACACCGGCCCCCCCGCCACCGCCACCTGCGTTTGTAAAGCTACCTGAAACATTGCCGCCTGCGTAACCTTGATTTGCTGTTCCAGCACCACCTGATGTTGTTGTAGCACCACCACCACCGCCGCTACCACCGGCACTTCCACTTATGCTGCCGCCTCTACCTCCACCACCGCCGCCTGTTGATGTAATTGTGCTAAAAACTGAATTGCTGCCATTTGTACCACTTGCAGCAACACCAGCAGCACCTCCAGCACCTACTGTGACTGTGTAATTTGTAGATTTAAAAAGCAACAAAGCACTTTCGGCCGAACCGCCGCCGCCAGATGTGCCAGCTGATGTGCGATAACCTCCAGCACCACCACCGCCGCCAGATCGTTGCCCACCAGTATTTTGACCCGATCCACCACCTGCACCACCAGCAATGACAAGAAAATCAACGCTAATGGTGCTCGGTGCAAATTTATTTAAACCAATCGGTTTTAGAGGACTCATGCTGTGATGTCACCAATCAAAACCCATGTGTCAGTTGCTTTTTTCCAAAGCGATGCTCCTGAATACTGACCCGTTAATTTCAATTTGCTACCGCTAGAATTAATTGTGACACCAGCACCGGCAACAGTCACTTGCCCGGCTCCATATTGCAAGAGATCAATTCTGGTGTTTATTGGAAAAGCTATTGTTGCATTTGTAGGAATTGTCAAAGTAATTGATGCGGCGTTGGTCAAAGTCACCATTTTGCCAGCATCCGTCAAAGCAAGAGTATAAGTTGTTCCAGTCTGCGC